ATGAAGGGGCTGGTCCGAAAGGATCGGCCCCTTTTGCTTGGCGGGCATGGCGACGGGGGATCGGGCATGGGAGCGGAGACAGGCGCGCGGGGCGGAATGGTGGCGCGACGGCAGCGCGTGGGCGGGACGGCGCGGGCGCAGAAGGGCAAGGCGCGCAAGGATGGCTGGACCAAGGTGAAGGAGCGGCGGTTCCTAGAGACGCTGGCCGAGACATGCAATGCCAGCGAGGCGGCGCGGGAAGCGGGCATGTGCCGGGCGAGCGCCTATCGCCGGCGGCAGAGCGACGCAGGGTTCGCCCGCGCATGGGAGGAGGCTTTGGACGTGGGCTATGCCGAGATCGAGGCGCTGCTGATGCGCGAAGTGCTGTTTGGCAGCGAGGTCGAGGAATTGACGCTGGATGGCGAGGGCGTGGTGAAGGGGCGCAAGGTGAAGCGGACGCGCAACCTGACCGTGGCGTTGCGGCTGCTGACGCTGCACCGCGACCGGGTGGACAGGCGGCGGGCCGAGGCGGGGCAGGGCGCGGCCGGGCGGCCCGACAGCCCCGACGCGATCGCGCGGGTAGAGGATGTGCTGGGTGCGATCGGACGCAGGCGCGTGGCGGTGGAGATGTGATGGGCGGTGTTCAACCAATGTCTCATCACCGGGACGCGGATAGGTCCGTTATGGAGGAGGGGGCCTGGTCCAGCCGTGCACCACCGCCAGGCCCCCACCGTTCAACCGGCATCTAAGCCCTGGGCCAGAGGGCGAAGTTGGGCTGGTCGGCCTGTTGCGAGTGTTTCTCAACCGGAACAAAGCGTTTCCAGGCCCGTTCGATGGCGCAGAATATGTGCAGGAGAGCAACATGGTTGACGTTCGTAACGATCCCTATGACGACCGCGTTGTCGTGAAGAAAAGCGGCGGCGGTCGCACGATCGCGATCATCCTGATCGTGGCACTGGCCGTGGTCGGCGTGCTGTTCGCCACCGGATTCTGGAAAGCCGATGTGAGCGGCGGCGACATGCCCGAAGTCAGCGTGAAGGGCGGCGACATGCCCAAGGTGGATGTCGATTCCAAGGCTGTCGTGGTCGGCACCAAGAAGGAAACGATCGAGGTTCCGACCGTGGGCGTGAAGGATAATGGGGAAGAATGATCGGCCCCAAAGCGCCGGACTGATAAAGATGCAATGATGAAAAGGCTCTTCCTGCGTGCAGGGGGAGCCTTTTCGCATGGATTGCTTTGCCCGACGCGCGGGCGCAGAGGATGGCGGATGATCGGACGGATGAAGGGAATGGCGATGCGGCGGTTGATAATGGTTGGTCTGTGCTGTGCGCTGGCCGCTTGCGGTGATGGCAGCGGCGACCGGGTGGTCGCCGACAACCGCCAAGAACCGGAAACCGGCGCGACGGCGGCGGTAGCGAAGCTGGACGACGGGCTGCGCAACGGCGTGTTCGAAAAGGCGATCCGGGCGAGCGGGGCGGCCTGCCCCAGCGTGACCGGATCGCAGCGCGCCGAGATCAGCCCCGGCGTGCGCGGATGGAAGGCGCAATGCGACAATGGCAGCGCGCATCTGATCCAGATATTGAGCGACGGCACGGCGAAGGTGACGAGCCGGACGCATTGAGTTGGAATTTTCGGGTGAGGGGTGGAGCGATCCGATGGGACGCTTCCGCCTCACCCGGCTTCGACCAGGCAGCAGACAGCCAAGTCTTCGCAGCCCTCTCCCCCGACGGGGAGAGGTTTTTTTGGTTCAGTTCGTCTTGATTTCGAGCGACGGATCGACCAGCGAGGTCTTGGTCGCTGCCGGGGTTGTCGCGGCCGGGGCGACAGCGGGCGTTGCGACCGGAACAGCAGCGGGCGCGGCGACGGGCGCGACGGCGGCGAAGGCGACGCTGACATCTTCATCGAGGAAGGCGGTGACCGGCGCGCCGAGCGGGATGCGGGCGCTGGTGCCGGTGGTGATGAAGCCGGCGATCGGCACGAAGGCGATGGCGGCGACGACGCCGGCGGTGCCGGTCGTGCCCTTGTCATCGAAGCTGCCGGTCAGGCGGATCTGGTTGCCATTGGCGCGGACATAGAGGATGCGGCCGTTGATGCGGCCGGACTTGCCCCACATGCCCTTGTTGCGGACGTCGGTGATTTCGCCGGTGACCGGGCTGCCGGCCGGGATCACGGTCTGGCCGTTCAGCGATACGGTTTCAGCGACTTCGAGCTGAACACGCTGGCCGATGCGCAGCTTCTTGCCCTCGGTCGTGAGCGCTTCGGACATTTTGAGCGGGATTTGCATACCGGCGCGCAGGACGTTGCCGCCGGGCGCGGCGACGATGGTGGCGACCGGCGCGGCGGGCGCCGTCGTGACCTGGGCCAGGACGGATGGCGCGCAGGCGCAGGCGATCACGCCCACAAGGGCGCTGGCAACGAACTTCATGTGTAAAACCCCCACGTATAAAGACTCAGTTCGCCCCCGAACTGAGGATGCACTGGTGCAGTCGGGCGGGGTCTATCGTCAAGGGGATAAATATTTGATCTATAGTGATGTCTATTGTGCGGGTGCGAGAATTTCGCTGAGCGCTTTACAGATGTGCAACAGGCGGTAGACCAGAGCGCATGACAAAGATGCTATTTTTGACCGCCGCCGCCGTGCTGGTTCCGATGCCGATCATGGCCCAGACTGTTGGCCAGACTGTTTCGGGGAGCCGGGCGCCCGATCCGGCGCGGATGAAGGCGACGGTGGAAACACTGGTCAGCTTTGGCACGCGGCACACGCTGTCGTCGGCGACCGACCCCAAACGCGGGATCGGCGCGGCGCGGCGGTGGGGCGCGGCGGAATTTGCGAAGATCGCCAAGGGTTGTGGCGGCTGTTTGACGGTGGAGACGATCGCGGATCGCTTTACCGGGCCGCGGGCGCCCGATGGGGTTGAGGTGGTCGACGTGCTGGCGATCCAGAAAGGAACGGGGAATCCGACCCAGGTCGTGATCGTCGCCGGGCATATCGACAGCCGCGTGACCGACGTGATGAACGTGACCAGCGATGCGCCGGGCGCGAACGACAATGCCTCCGGCACGGCGCTGGTGATCGAGGCGGCGCGGGTGCTGGCGGGCGAAAAGTTCGACGGGACGATCGTCTATGCGTTGCTGTCGGGCGAGGAGCAGGGGCTGTGGGGCGGCAAGTTGCTGGCGGCGACGGCCAAGGCGCGCGGCTGGCAGGTGCGGGCTATGCTGAACAACGATATTGTCGGCAATACGATCGGCCAGAACGGCAGGCAAGTGGCCGACCGGGTGCGGGTCTTTTCCGAGGGTATCCGCGCGGGCGACGACGCCAAGGCGAGCGCGACGCGGCGGGCGATCGGCGGCGAGGATGACGGGCCGTCGCGGGCGTTGGCGAAAAAGATCGACGGGATCGCGGAGGCCAATCCGCAGATCGGGCTGAACGTGTTCGCGGTGCGGCGCTTCGACCGGTTCGGGCGGGGCGGGGATCATTCGCCTTTCCTGGACCTGGGCTTTCCCGCGGTGCGATTTTCGGTGGGGATCGAAAATTATGACCGGCAGCATCAGGATCTGCGGACCGAGAATGGCCGCGACTATGGCGACACCGTCGCGGGGATGGATTTTCCCTATCTGGCGAAGGTGACGGCTTTGAACGTCGCGGCGCTGCGGCAACTGGCCGATGCGCCGGCGGCGCCGGCGAGCGTGTCGCTGGACGGGGCGCTGTCGATGGATACGCGGGTGTTTTGGGACGCGGTGCCGGGGGCGGCGGGCTATAGGCTCTATTGGCGGCGGGCCGATGCGCAGGACTGGACCGACAGCCGTGTCGTGACGGGCGCGACCGAGACGGTGCTGAAGGATATCGTCGTGGACGATCATTTCGTCGGCGTGGCGGCAGTGGCCAAGGACGGGGCGGAAAGTTTGGTGACGTTCGGCGGGATGGCGCCGCGGAAATAATCGGGTTCGCGAAAATATCTTTGGAAGGCCGCTTTCGGGCGGCCTTTTTTGTGTCTGCGGATTGCATGTTTGTGGACTGGCGGTTGGCAGGGGAGCGCGATGCAGGTTTCGGATCAGGTTTTTCTGGCCGGTGACGATCGGCGGGCCAGGGCGGCGATATTGAAGCGGCTGGACGCGGCGTCGGCCGAGCGGCTGGAGCGGGAATGGCTGTATCTGGCGCGGCCGGCGCAACTGCCGCCGCCGGGTGACTGGCGCATCTGGCTGATGATGGCGGGGCGGGGGTTCGGCAAGACGCGGGCCGGGGCGGAATGGGTGCGCGGGATCGCCGAGGCTGATCCGCAGGCGCGGATCGCGCTGGTCGGCGCGACGCTGGGCGAGGCGCGCAGCGTGATGGTGGAAGGGGCGTCGGGCCTGCTGGCGATCGCGCCCTGGTGGAACCGGCCTGCCTATGCGCCCGCGCTGCGCAAGCTGACCTGGCCCAATGGCGCGGTGGCGAGCCTGTTTGGCGCGGCCGAGCCGGAAGGGTTGCGCGGGCCGCAGTTCAGCCATGGCTGGGCCGACGAGATCGCCAAATGGGCGGGCGGCGAGGCGGCCTGGGATAATCTGATGATGGGATTGCGGCTGGGGACAAGGCCGCGGGTGCTGGCGACGACGACGCCGCGGCCGGTGCCGCTGGTGCGGGCGCTGGTGGCGCGCGATGGCGATGACCTTGTGGTGACGCGGGGGCGGACGGCGGAGAATGCGGCGCATCTGGCCGACGGCTTTGTTGACGCCATGACGGCCAGCTATGGCGGCACGCGGCTGGGGCGGCAGGAACTGGACGGCGAACTGATCGAGGAGGTGGAGGGCGCTTTGTGGTCGCGCGACCTGATCGAGCGGTGCCGGGTGGCGCATGTGCCGGGCGCGCTCAGCCGGGTGGTGGTGGCGGTCGATCCGCCGGCGTCGGCGGGCGGGGACGCCTGCGGCATCGTGGTGGCGGGGGTCGGCGGGGACGGGCGCGCCTATGTGATCGCCGACGCCAGCGTTGCGGGCCAGTCGCCCGAAGGCTGGGCGCGGGCGGTGGCGGCGGCCGCTTTGGTCCATGACGCGGATCGGGTGGTGGCCGAGGCGAATAATGGCGGGGCGATGGTGGAAAGCGTGCTGCGCGCGGCGGAGGCGGCGATGCCGGTGAAGCTGGTCCATGCGAGCCGGGGCAAGGTGGCGCGCGCCGAGCCGGTGGCGGCGCTCTATGAAGCCGGGCGGGTGATGCATCGCGGCGCTTTCCCCGCGCTGGAGGACGAGATGTGCGGGCTGATCGCGGGGGGCGGCTATGTCGGGCCGGGGCGGTCGCCCGATCGCGCCGATGCGCTGGTGTGGGCGCTGAGCGAGTTGATGCTGGGGAAGCGGGGCGAGGCGCGGGTGCGGGGGATTTGAGGGGAACCGGCGCAGGGCCGCCTACGTTTTTCCATCGATCATGATTGCAATGGAGTAAGTGCGATGAAGATGGCCAAGATATTGGCGGCCGTCCTGGGCGTGTCGGTGGCGGCGTCTCCGGTGCTGGCGGCGAGTTTGAACAGCAAGGACCGGGCGCGGGTGGCGCGGGCCGCGCCGCGCGATCGGGATGATGTGCGCTATTGTTTGTTGAAAGGCAAGCAGGGGCGCGACAAGGGTACGGTGATCGGCGCGGCCGGTGGCGCAGGCGTTGGCTTGCTGGCGGGCGGCAGTCTGGGCGAGACGCTGCTGGGTGCGGGCGCGGGTGCGCTGGCGGGGCGCGTGATTGGCAAGAGCGAGGGCACAAACAGCGTTTGCGACCGGGTGCTGGCGCGGAATCCATAGAAGATCGGGCGTTAAAGGGCGGGTTAAGCCCCCTTTCCCAGTTTCGGTAGGCGGCTGAGGCCGCTGACCTTCACTAACCCTCTCCCCTGTTGGGGAGGGGGTTTTTGCGTTTGGGGACATATCCATGAAATGGTTCGGGACGAAAGCTGCGTCTGGTGCGGTTGGGCCGGTGGATGCGCGGCCTGTGCTGGCGCGCGCCTGGGGATCGGGGGCGGTGGCGCTGGGCGAGTGGCCGGCGAGTTACGAGGCGCAGTTGCGGGCCGGGGTGATGGGCAATCCGATCGCGCAGCGGGCGATGCGGCTGGTGTCGGAAGGGGCGGGCGCGTGCGCGTTGAAGGTGCGCGGCGTCGAGGATGGCGCGCGCGTGCTGGCGCTGGTCGGGCGCGCGTCGGCTGGGCAGGGGCTGGTCGAAACGCTGGCCTGTCATTTGTTGCTGCACGGCAATGCCTATGTGCAGGTGATCGCCGGCGCGGAGGGCAAGCCGGCCGAGCTGTTCGCGCTGCGGCCCGAACGGGTGAGCGTGGAGGCCGATGCGCGCGGATGGCCGGCGGCATATCTGTATCGGGTCGGGGAGAGCGTGACCCGGCTGACGCCCGAAGATGGCGCGGGGCGGACCAATATGCTGCATATCAAGGCGCTGCATCCGCTGGACGATCATTATGGGCTGGGATGCGTGGGCGCGGCGGCGGGGGCGGTGGCGATCCATAATGCGGCGAGCGTGTGGAACAAGGCGCTGCTGGACAATGCGGCGCGGCCGAGCGGGGCGATGGTCTATGATCCGGGCGACGGATCGGTGCTGTCGCCCGACCAGTTCGAGCGGGTGAAGCGCGAGATGGAGCTGGCCTTTGCCGGGGCGGCCAATGCGGGACGCCCGATGCTGCTGGAGGGAGGCCTCAGCTGGAAGGCGATGAGCCTGACCCCGGCGGAGATGGATTTTGTGGGGCTGAAAGCGGCGGCGGCGCGGGAAATCGCTTTGGCTTTCGGGGTGCCGCCGATGCTGATGGGGCTGCCCGGCGACAATAGCTACGCCAATTATCGCGAGGCGAACAAGGCGTTGTGGCGGCAGGCGATCCTGCCGCTGGTGGCGAAGATTGGCGGGGCGCTGGCCCAAGGGCTGGGCGATTGGTGGCCGGGGCTGGGGATAGAGGCGGATCTGGACGCGGTGCCGGCTTTGTCCGACGAGCGGGCGGCGCTTTGGGAGCGGGTGGCGGGGGCGGATTTCCTCTCTGCGGACGAGAAGAAGGCGATGCTGGGGATTTGAGCGTCGCGCAGAGGCGCGGAGGGCGCGAGGAAGGAAGAGAGACTGGTCGCCCTTGGCGGCTTTCTCTTTGCTCTGCGGCCTCTGCGCCTCTGCGCGAAAAATCTATTCTGCCGGGCGGGCGAGGCTGTCGAGGCGGCAGAAGCCGGCGTCGCCGTTCCAGCGGCCGCCCTGGATCAGGCAGTCGCCGGCGCGGAAGAGGCCGAAATGCCAGGCGACGGCGCCGAGCGCGAGCAGGACGAGCAGAATCAGGATTTTGCGAGGCGTGCGTTTCATGCGCGCCCCAATAGGCATGGGCGGTCCCCATGGGAAGGCGGGATATATGAAACAGGACATGCTGGCGCGGTTGGTGGCGCAGGCGGAAACCGCGCCGGGCGGGGCGGACATGGTGATGATCCGCGCGCTGATCGAGGAGGCGAGCGAATTGGGCGCGGGGCGCGCCCTGGAGCGGCTGGGGCTGGCCGACCGGCGGGCGGAGGGCGACATGCGCGAACTGCGCGAATTGCTGTCCGCCTGGCGCGACGCGAAGAAGGCGGCGCGCGGGGCGGTGATCGGCTGGGCGGTGCGGATCATGATGGCGCTGGTGGTGCTGGGGATTGCGGTGAAGGTGGGGTTGCTGGGGCTGGTCAAGGCATGAGCGCGGGCGACATACGCTTTGCCGGCTATGCGGCGATTTTCGATCGGGTGGACCGGGGCGGGGATGTGGTGCGGGCGGGCGCTTTCGGGGCGATCGATGCGGCGGGCGTGCCGCTGTTGTGGCAGCATGGGCCGGCCAGCGTGATCGGTGTGGTCGAGACGGCGCGGGAAGATGGGCGCGGGCTGCGGGTGATCGGGCGCGTGTCGCAGCGGACCGCAGCGGGGCGCGAGGCGGCGGCGGCGCTGAAGGCCGGGGCGCTGGACGGGCTGTCGTTCGGATATCGGGTGCGCGAGGCGCGGGGCGCACGGCCGCGCGAACTGCTGGGGCTGGAACTGGTGGAAGTGAGTTTGGTGACGCATCCGATGCAGGATCTGGCGCGGGTGGTGGCGGTGGAGGGGTAGGGGTAGGGGAAAGCGCGCAGATGAGCGTCGACATCCCTACACTAATGCTCTCAAGCTATTGGCAAATGGCTGCCCACCTGCCTAAATGCGTATTATGAGCGAACTTCACGCACCATATATCGTCCAATGGGTCGCGAAAACGCTGTGGACGATACCTGCGCCGACCAAATCTTGGGCAGATATTGTTGGGCACTTGGTGTGGCCTTGTGTGACATTATTCTTGGTTTTACGATTCCGTATTTCCATAAGAAGGATGTTGAACATCCTCATCGAGCGATTAAAAACGGATCATGTCAAAACGCCTCTGTTCGAATTGACGCCTAACTCGCAGGTTATTGTTCTCGATCCTGAGGATGTCGCGGAGTCCACCGATCACTATGATTCAGATGACGTTCAACGGATTGAAGCCATATTCTCGTTCATCGCAGCCGACGATGGATGGGAAAAAATTTCAGATTGGGTCAACCAAAATTATGGCGAAGCGTTAGATATAGAGGATTTCGTAACCGACCCCGATCATGCTAAAGACCGCGAGCGAGCCTTCAGAGAAATTGAAGGATTAGAGATATGAACAAGAAGTTTTTCACCAAAGTTTCCCCCAAGGCTGTGGGCGGTATTCGCCGCCTATATGAAGCGCAGGGCGGTGAAGTCCACGCCAAGCTACAAGGCGATGGCTCGGCCATTGTGGTTGTGACGTTGGCGGAAAGTAAGGAAAAGCGGCGTAAAGCGCCAATCGCCGCATAATCGACCTAGCACCGACCCCGTGTCGGTATTCTGGCGGTTTATGAGAGGGCCGCGAGCGGTCCAGTAAAAAAGCACGACTTATTCAAGGGCGGTCCCATCCGGGGCCGCCTTTTTCGTTTCTGCAAGCGGGAGAATGTACATGACGGATCAGGTGACGGACGCACTGGAAGCGCGGTTCGATGCGGTGGTGCAGGGGGAGCGGATCGATGGACTGGAGGGGGAGATTGCGGCGCTGAAAGGGGCTTTGCTGGCCGCGCAGCGACCGGCGCTCGATGGCGTGAAAGGGGGCGCGGTCGATCCGGCGCGGGCGGCGTTTGTCGATCGCTATCTGCGGCAGGGGCATGAAGCGGGCGTGGAGCTGAAGAGCTTTTCCGGGGCTTCCGGCGCGGCGGGTGGTTATGCGGTGCCGCGGGAGATCGACCAGTTGATCGGATCGACGCTCAAGGCCATTTCGCCGATCCGCGGCATCGCCAATGTGGTGCGCACCGGGACGGCGGGGTATCGCAAGCTGGTGACGTCGGGCGGCATCGTGTCGGGCTGGGCGAGCGAGACGGGCGCGCGGGCCGAGACGGGGACGCCCGTCTTTAACGAGATCGCGCCGCCCAGCGGCGAGCTGTTCGCCAATCCGGCGGCGAGTCAGGCGATGCTGGACGATGCGCAGTTCGATGTCGAAGCCTGGCTGGCGAGCGAGATCGCGCGCGAATTTGCGGCAGCGGAGGGCGCGGCCTTCGTCAACGGCAACGGGACGAACAAGCCCAAGGGTTTCCTGACCTATACCACGACCAATGAGGTCGACGGCGTGCGCGCCTTTGGCTCGCTGCAATATCTGGCGTCGGGCGCGGCGGGCGCCTTTGCCGCGTCGAACCCGCAGGACAAGCTGATCGACCTGGTCCAGAGCCTGCGCGCGCCCTATCGCCAGGGGGCGAGCTTCGTGATGAACAGCGCCACGCTGGCGGCGGTGCGCAAGATGAAGACGAGCGACGGCGCGTTCATCTGGCAGCCGGGGCTGAGCGGCGGACAGCCCGCAACCTTGCTGGGCTATCCGGTGGTCGAGGCGGAGGACATGCCCGATATCGCCGCCAACAGCCTGTCGATCGCTTTCGGCAATTTCCAGGCCGGCTATGTCATCGCCGAACGCAGCGAGACGAGCATCCTGCGCGATCCGTTCAGCAACAAGCCGTTCGTGCATTTCTACGCCGTCAAGCGGATCGGCGGCGCGGTGGCCAATAGCGAGGCGATCAAGTTGATGAAGTTCGCCGCTTCGTGATGGGATGGGGGGAGGCTGCGTGTCCTTCCCCCTCTTCCAACTGCGCCTGAGCCCTGCGGGCTAAGGCTTCGTATCTTTCTCCGCTGGGGGAGAAGGTTCTGGGGGAGCGTCCTTGCGCTCCCCCTTTTTTGTGAGGGGGCGGGCGTGGCGATCACGGAACTGGAGATGGCGGACCTGGTGCGCGAGACGTGCCATGCGGGGGGCGCGGGGCCGCTGGCGCTGGGCGGGCCGTTGCCGGGCTATCGCGGCTTTGCCGCGGCGACTGGTCCTGGCGCGACCTTTCCCTATGTCATTCAGGGCGTAGCCGATCCCGGCCAATGGGAGGCGGGGACGGGCGGAATCGATGACGAAGGCCGCCTGGTGCGGGCGCCGCAAGCCTCTTCGGCGGGCGGCGGCGCGGTGGATTTCGTTGTAGGCGAGAAGCATGTCGGGCTGGCGCTGCACGCGGGTTGGGTCGCACAGGTCAACGATCATGGCCATGGGTTGGATGAGATTGCGGGGCTGGATACGGCGCTGGCGGGCAAGCAGGCGGCAAGCGACGAATTGAGCGCGATCGCGGCGCTGGCGACTAGCGGGTTCGGACGGGGATTGTTGACGCAGGCCGACGGCGCGGCGGTGCGATCCTATGTCGGGGCGCTGGGGGGCAGCGGCGAGGCGCAGATATCGGCCGGTACGCTGACGGTCAATGCCAGCGGCGCAGCCTTCACCCCGATCGCGAGCGAGACGATCACCGCCTATCGCAATGAAGGGACCGCCATCATGGCGGTGCGCGGCGATGGGATCGGCGCGTCGATGCGGGCCTATGCCCATGGCGCCAGTTCCGCGTCGATGCGGCTCTATCGGGCGCTGGGATCGCAGGCGTCGCCGGCCAATCTGGAGAGCGGCGCGGTGATCGGCGACGTCGCTTCCTTCGCCTATATCGGCGGCGCGTTCGAGGAAGTGACGCGAATGCGCGCGACGCTGATATCGGCGTCGCCGGGCGCGTCGAACAAGCAGGTCATGTTTTCCTGGCACGCGACCCGCGACGGGACGAGCGGGGGGCCGGCCAGCCTGATGCGGTTGCAATATGGCATGGTCGATTTCGCCGGCCATGTCGCGCCGTTGACCGACAATATCTATGCGCTGGGCGGCGCTACGACGCGCTGGAGCCAGGTATATGCGGCGAGCGGGACGATCAACACGTCCGACGCGCGGACCAAATGCGATGTCGGAACGGTCGACGATGCCCTGATCGACGCCTGGGGCGCGGTCGGCTGGCGCCGCTATCGCTTCGTCGAGGCGGTGGCCGAGAAGGGCGACGCGGCGCGCTGGCATCTGGGGCTGGCGGCGCAGCAGGTGCGCGATGTGATCGATGCGCGATTGGGCGAAGGCGCGGCGATCCGCTGGGGGCTGTTGTGCCACGATAGATGGGACGCGGAGCCGGAATTGCGGAGCGAGGACGGCGCGATCGTGCGGGCGGCGCGGGATGCGGGAGAGCGGTGGGGCCTGCGCTATGACGAATGTTTCGCGCTGGAGGCGCTGTGGCAGCGGCGCGCGATCGCGGCGCTGGCGGCGCGTCTGGATGCGCTGGAAACAGGAGGCGGCGATGCTGGCGGGTGAGGCGATCGGCGCGGGCGCGCTGGGCGCGGTGCGGGTGGCGACGCCGGGGCCGTGGGACTGGGGCGTCCGGCCGGGGCAGGGCGCGCGGGTGGCCGCGCGCGAGGGGGCGATGCGGCCCGATCAACATGAGGGGAGCAAGGTCCGATGAGCCTTTTTGTCAAAGACCCGCAGGCGCGGGTCGATCATGCGATCGACTGGTCCGCCTATCTGGCCGGGCAGAGCCTGGTCGCCAGCCTGTGGACGGTTAGCCCGGTCGAGACGGGCGGGCTGGTGGTGGAAGCGAACGCCTTTGAGGCGCAGCGCAGCAGCGTGCGGCTGAATGGGGGCGTGGCGGGGCGCATCTATCGGCTGACCAACCGCGTCACCCTGTCCGACGGGCAGGTGGACGAGCGGTCGGTGACGATGCGGGTGGAGGAGCGCTGAAGATGGTGGAGCAACCGGAGAGCGGGGCGCTGGCGGCATCGCTGGCGGAGTTGAAGGCCTATTTGCGGATCGAGACGGGGGCGCAGGATGCGGTGCTGGCCGGGTTGCTGCGTAGCGCGGCGGCGCTGTGCGAGCAATTTATCGGCCAGTGGCTGATCGCGCGGGCGGCGCGCGAGACGGTGGCGGGCGACGGCGGCTGGCAAAGGCTGTCGGCGCGGCCGGTGGCGGCGATCGAGACGGTCGAGGCGGTGGATGCCGACGGGGTGGCGGAGATGCTGCCGATCGACGCCTATGCGATCGATATTGATGCGGCGGGCGATGGGTGGGTGCGATCGACCCGCGCGGGCGACGGGCGGCGGCTGGCGGTGCGATACCAGGCGGGGCTGGCGGCGGAGTTGAACGGCCTGCCCGAAGCGCTGCGTCAGGGGATCGTGCGCCTGGCGGCGGAGCATTTCGTGGCGCGGGGCGGCGAAAGCGCGCCGCCGGCGGTGGTGAGCGCGCTGTGGCGGCCGTTCCGGCGGATGCGGCTGGCATGAGGGCGCGGCTGGTGGCGCTGGTCGAGGCGCGGGCGGCGCGGCGGCGAGCGCGGATCGTCGCGGCGCTGGAGGCGGCCGGGGTGGCGGCGGTTGTGGAGGGCGCGGCGGTGCGGGCGTCCGCGCCGGGGCTGGCGGCGCGCTGGTGGCGCGATCTGGCGGTGCGGGACGCCGGGAGGAATGGGCTATGAGTGCGGAAGTGGCGGCGCGGGCGGCGGTGATCGCCGCATTGCGGGCGGACGGGGCGCTGATGGACGGGCTGAACGACCTATATGATAGCGAGCCGGGGCGGGCGAGCGCGCCCTATGGCCATGTGGGCGAATGTATCGGCGCGGACTGGGGCGGCAAGGATGTCGAGGGGCGCGAGGTGCGGCTGACCATCGGTCTGCGGAGCGCGGACGAGACGCCGGCGCGGCTGGCGGGGATGATCGCGCGGATCGATCCGGCGATCGGCCAGGCGCAGGCGCGCGATGGATGGCGGATCGTCACCGCGCGGCTGGTGCGGTCGCGGGTGGCGCGGGATGGCGCGGGCGCGGCCTTGGAGTGGCGGGCGGTGATCGACTATCGGTTGCGGGTGGTGCGGGAGGGGTAATGCCCCTCCCGATGGAAGTCAGCCCGACTGGCTGTTTTCCTCATATTCGCTAGTGATCTTGTCGACATATTCCGCGATCTGTTCGTCGGCGTCGCTGTTGGCGGCGGCGTCGGGCATCTTGTCGGCCTTGTTCTGGGCGACGATCGCGGCGCGGAAGGCGGCTTCCTTGTCGGCGCAGGCTTTTTTCATTGCGGACTGGAAATCGCCGACCGGCAATTTCTTTTCCAGCGCGGGCTGAACCTGGGCGCTGAGGCATTTGGAAAACTCCTTGCGCCCGGCGCCGACAGCGTCAGCGGACGGGGCGGCGGCCAGCATCATCACGAGCGAAGCGGCAACAATCATAGAAACCTCTCCATAGCGGCGTCTTCACGTCGATGGCGGCGTGTCCACGCTGCGACCGGATGGTCGAATGCCATCCGAGTCTTTTATTTTTTCGCGATTTTCCGGGCGGCAGCAGGGTGCTTGTCGCGTCGGGGTCGCTTGGCTGGAGAATGCGCCATGGGCGTCGAAAAGGGAAGTGCGTTTCTGCTCAAAGTGAGCGACGGAAACATGCCTGCAACATATGCGACGGTGGCCGGGATGCGGACCACCCAGTTGTCGGTGAATGGCGAGGCGGTGAACATCACCAGCAAGGATTCGGGCGGCTGGCGCGAATTGCTGTCGGGCGCGGGGGTGCGATCGGTCAGCGTGTCGGCGGCGGGGCTGTTCACTGGCTCTGCGGCGGAGGTGCGCATCCGCAACCATGCGCTGTCGGGCACGATCGAGGATTATGAGCTGAGCTTCGAAAGCGGCGAGCGGATGCGCGGGCGATTTCTGGTGACGCGGCTGGACTATGCCGGGGACTATAATGGCGAGCGCAATTATGCGCTGAGCCTGGAAAGCAGCGGCGCGGTGGTGAGCGAATGAGCGGGGCGGCGAACCGGGAGCGGCCCAATGCAGAAAGGGGCGAGGCGGCGCTGGCGCTGGGCGGGGAGGTGCTGACGCTCCGGCCGAGCTTTGCCGCGCTGGTGGCGGCGGAGGCGGAATTGGGGCCGCTGTTCGATCTGGTCGAGCGGGCGGCGGAGGGCAAGCTGTCGCTGGCCGATCTGGTGGCGTTGTTCTGGCATTGTCTGGTGGATCGCGAGGCGGTGAGCCGCGAGGCGCTGGGCGAGGCGGTGGTGGCGGTCGGGCTGGCGAAGGTGACGCCGGTGCTGAAAGCCGTTTTGCAGCAGATATTGGCGGGGAAGTGACGCGCTTTGCGCAGGCCGCGGGGCGGCTGGCGGGGGTGGCCGGGTGGCTGCTGGGCTGGCGGCCGGACGAGTTCTGGCGCGCGACCCCGGCGGAACTGGCGGCGGTGTTGAAGGCGGCGCGGGGGGACGAGGCGCCGGGGGATGGCGTGGATGGCAGGGAGTTGGCGCGGTTGATGGGGGCGATGCCGGATTAAGCATGAAGGTAGGTGTGTGGGGCGCGCCCCCACCCCAACCCCTCCCCTGAAGGGGAGGGGCTTTTTAGGTTGGGAGGCGGGCTGTGGACGAGGAAATCGAGACGCTGGTGGTGCGGGTGCGGGCCGACACGCAGGGGTTGAACCGCGATGTCGAGGCGATGCGGGCGGGGCTGGAAGGGTCGCTGGGCGATGGGGCGGACCGGGCCGGGCGGCGGATCGAGCAGGGGCTGATGCGCGCGGTGCGGACCGGCAAGTTCGGGTTCGAGGATCTGCGCCGGATCGCGGTCAGTGTGCTGGACGAGATTGCAGCGAGCGCTTTGCGGTCGGCCGTGGGCGGCGGGAGCAGCGGGGGTGGGCTGGCGAGCCTGGGCGCGTCGCTGCTGACGTCGGCGCTCGGCCTGCCGGGGCGGGCGACTGGCGGGCCGGTGGCGCCGGGGCGGGCCTATATGGTCGGCGAGCGCGGGCCGGAAATGTTCGTGCCGACGAGCAGCGGGCAGGTAGTCGCGCATGGCGGCGGCGGGGCGCGCGACGTGCGGGTGAGCATCGCGATCAATGGGCGCGGTGGGGAGAGCGAGCCGCGGTTGCTGGCGCGCAGCGCGCGGCAGGTGGCGCGGGCGGTGAAGGGGGCGCTGGGCTGATGGGCAGGATCGAATATTGGCTGGCGGATACGCGGCGGGGACAGGAGACGCGCTGGATCAAGCGGTTCGCGGCGACGCACTGGACCGTCAATTTCCCGCGGCCGATGATGGCGAGCGTGGTGACGAGCGCGCCCGACGCATTGCGGGTGGACACGGTGTTTTACGGGTCGGGCGATCTGGCGGGGCTGATCTGGGACGCGGCGGACCAGTGGAGCCATCCCTTGCTGGCCTATGACACGGATCGGGATTTTAGGGACTGTGTGCTGTCGTTCCGCTGGCGCAGCGGCGGCGTGCGGACATTGGACGAGACGCATGGACCGACGCTGACGATCGAGGGGCGGGATCAGGACGGCAATCCGCGCGCCTGGTATGTGCGGTTGTGGAATTATGCCAATGGCGTGCCGGAAGATGCTGTCATTACGCTGGATTTTTCCGTCATCATGGGCGGTTACGACCTGCCGGACGACGATGATCCGGTGTGGGCGGGCGATGTCGATCGGATGTTTATTTCGCTGGTGCCGCCCGGTTATGACGAGGGCGACACGCCCTTTGCCGGGCCGCAAGAGGGATGGGCGGAACTGAGCGAGATCGCCTGTGACGGGGCGGGGTCCATGCTGACGATCGGCGACGCGATGCTGCCCGAACATGGGCTGTCCATGGCGACCGGCTATGACGATTGTTTCAACCAGACGCCGGAGCGGGTGGTCGGCGCGATCCACGCGCTGGGCTATCGCGGCGCGATCAACCATTATGTCGGGATGAGCCATTATTTCCGGCTCGAACGCTTGGGCGAGGGGCTTTACGTCAGTCTGACGGGCGGGGTGCTCAATGCGCCCTGCGCGGCCTGGCATCGGGATTTTGCGGCGCGGGCCAAGGCATTGGGGTTCGGCGTCATCTGGTCGCTATCCTATGAACTGTTCGATGCGCATTGCTGGAACGACTGGAAGCAGCGGGCCGAGAATGGCGATCCGGCGCTTACCGGATGGTCGCCGCCATCGACATTGTTGTCGCCGGCCCATGGCGGGGCGATGGGTTATGTGCAGCAGGTAGCCGGGGCCTTTGTTTCCATTGGGTTGGAAGCGAATTTGCCGATTCTGTTTCAGGTCGGTGAACCCTGGTGGTGGGTGATGCCGGGCGACGGGCGGATATGCCTGTATGACGATGCGGCGCGGGCGGCGCTGGGCGGCAGTCCGGTGTCGATCCCGGATGCGCGCGGCGCGCTGGACGGCGCGCAATGCGCGTTGCTGGATGCGGCGGGGGCCTTGCTGGCGGCGTCGACCGCAGCGCTCTGTGCGGCGGTGAAGGCGGTCGCACCGGGGGCGGTGACGCATTTGCTGGCCTATCTGCCGACCATATTGGACCCGCGCGCGCCGGAGGCCAAGCGGGCCAATATGCCTGTCGGCTGGGCATCGCCGGCTTTCGATGTGCTGCAACTGGAGGATTATGACTGGGTGACCGAGGGGCGGCCGGGGCTGACCGCGCGGGGCGTGGAGATGGCGACGGCGCGGCTGGGCTATCCGATCGAAGAGCAGCATTATTTGTCGGGCTTCGTGCTGTTGCCGCAGCAGGCGGGGCAATGGCGGGAGATAGCCGCAGCGGCGCAGGCGTCGGTGGCGCGGGGGACGGCGCAGACATTCGTCTGGGCGCTGCCGCAGGTGTGCCGCGACGGCTTTACCTGCTTCAGCATCGATGGGGAGGATGATATGCAAGCCTTTGATGATATTATCTTTCCGATCGCTATCGGGCGGGAGGCGAGCCTCTCGCCGGCCTTTTCCACGCAGATTGTCGAAAGCCCGTCGGGCCATGAGCGGCGCAGCAGCGACTGGGCGGATGCGCGGCTGTCCTTCGACGCCGGGCCGGGGGTGCGGTCCGAAGCGGACATTGCGACGCTGATCGCTTTCTTTCGCGCGCGCAGGGGCGCGGCGCGCGGGTTCCGCTTCACCGACCCGTATGACGATCGCAGCGGCGCGCCGGGCGTGGCGCCTTCGCCGATCGACCAGCGGCTGGGGATTGGCGACGGGGTGCGGGCGACGTTCCAGTTGATGCGCTATTATGGGGTCGGCGAGGAGGCGCAGGGGCGGATAATCACCCGGCCGGTGGCGGGGAGCATCCGGGTAGCGGCTGATGGGGTCGAGATGACCGAGGGGTGGAGCCATGCGGGGTTGGGCGTGATCGCGTTCGACGAGGCGCCGGATGCGGGCGTGGTGCTGAGCGCCGGTTATCGGTTCGACGTGCCGGTGCGCTTCGCCGAGGACCGGCTGGACATCAACCGGGCGACCTTCGCCGCCGGAGAAGCGCCGTCGGTGCCGTTGGTGGAGATACGGGAATGACCGATGCGGAGAAGCTGGGCCAGCCGCTCAATACGCTGGCCTTTTGCTGGCGGATCGAGCGGCGGGACGGGGTGACGATCGGGCTGACCAGCCATGATCGGGATCTGGTCATAGGCGGGCTGACCCATCGCGCCGCGCCGGGGATGACGCCGTCGGCGGTGCGCGCGGGCATCGGCCTGGATGGCGAGGATAGCGACGTGGCGGGCGCACTGTCGAGCGATGCGATCCGCGAGGCGGACCTGATGGCAGGGCGGTGGGACGGGGCCGCGCTGGAATTGCGGCTGACCCAGTGGGAAGAACCGGGCGCGCTGTGGCTGTTGCTGGCGCGCGGCGAGATCGGCGCGGTGGCGCGCAAGGGCGGGGCGTTTACGGCGGAATTGCTGGGCGCGGCGGCGGTGCTGAACGGGCCGGTGGCGCCATCGACATCGCCCGATTGCCGGGCAAGGCTGGGTGACGGGGCGTGCCGGGTCGACATGGCCGCGCGGCGCAAGATCGTGACGGTGAGCGGGGTGGAGGATGGCGAGGTGGCGATGGTCGATGAGAGTGGAGGGGGGCTGGTGGCGGGGGATTACGCCTTCGGCACTTTGCGCTGGCTGAGCGGAGCCAATGCGGGGCTGACGCAGGCGGTGGTCGACAATGGCGCGGACAAGGTGGTGCTGGCCGATCCGCCGGCCTTTGCGGTGGCGGCGGGGACGTTGGCTTTGTTGACGCAGGGGTGTGACCGGCAATTGGCGACCTGTGCGGCGCGCTTTGGCAATGCGCGCAATTTTCGCGGGGAGCCCTATCTGCCGGGGATGGATTTGCTGACCCGCTATCCCGGCGCATGAGCGCGGTGGTGGCGCGGGCGCGCGCTTTGATGGGGGTGCCGTTTCGATTGCATGGGCGCAGCCGCGCGGGGCTGGATTGCGTGGGGCTGGCGGCGCTGGCGATGGGACGGGAGGCGCATGGCGCCTATGGCTTGCGGAGCGGGGATATCGAGCGGGCGGAGCGCTGGCTGGCGGCGGCGGGATTGCGGCCGGTGGCGCAAGGGCAGCCGGGCGATCTGGCGCTGGTGCGGCCGGGGCCGTTGCAACTGCATCTGATGATCGGGACGGGGGCGGGGTTTATTCACGCCCATGCGGGGATCGGGCGGGTGGTGGAGATGCCGGGCGCGTCGCCATGGCCGGTCTTGAGTTGGTGGCGTGCGGCATGAAGTCGCGCGCTCGTTGTTTCTCGACTGCGCTCGAAACGAACGGAGGATAATATTATGGCGACGGTGGTGCTGACGGCGGTGGGGACCGTGCTGGGCGGGCCGATCGGCGCTGCGATCGGCGCGGTGATCGGCAATGTCATCGACAATCAGATATTGTTCAAGCCCAAGGGGCGCGAGGGCGCGCGGCTGTCCGACCTGCAATTGCAGACGTCGAGCTATGGCACGCAGCTTCCCAGGCTGTTCGGGACGATGCGGGTGGCGGGGACGGTGATCTGGGCGACCGACCTGAAGGAGACGAAGAGCAAGAGCGGCGGCGGCAAGGGGCGGCCGAGCGTGACCAGCTATGCCTATTCGGCGAGTTTCGCGGTGGCGCTGTCGGCGCGGGCGATCGGGCAGATCCGGCGCATCTGGGCGGACGGCAATCTGCTGCGCGGGGCGGCGGGGGATTTCAAGACGGAGATTTCCGCCTTTCGCGTCCGTGCGGGCGACGAGGACCAGCCGGTCGATCCGCTGATCGCGGCGGCAGAGGGTGTGGGCCTGACCCCGGCGCATCGGGGGATCGCCTATGTCGTGTTCGAGGATCTGGCGCTGGCCGATTATGGCAATCGCATCCCGTCGCTGACGTTCGAGGTGGAGGCCGATGCTGCGCCGGTGCCGATCGGTGCAGTGGCGGCGGCGTTGAGCGCGGGGCGGCTGGAGGGCGACGGACTGGCTGCGGTGGATGGCTTTGCGGCAAGCGGGGCGGACGTCCGGGCCGCGATCGCGCCTTTGGTCGAGGCGCATGGGCTGGCGCTGCGGTCCGGCGCCGATGGTTTGCGATTAATGGCCATAGGCGTTGCGGACGGGGCGATCGGGGCGGATGGGCTGGTGCGGCGGGTAAACGGGCAGGCGATCGATGCGGTCGAGCGATCGGGCGCAGCAGCCGATGGCGTGCCGGTGGCGCTGAGCCTGCGCCACTATGATGCCGCGCGCGATTATCAGACCGGGGTGCAGCGGGTGACGCGGCCGGGGCCGGGGCGGCAGGAACTGGGGATCGAACTGCCCGCGGTGATGGCGGCGGACGCGGCGCGGGCGGTGGCGGCGGAGCGGCTGGGCGCGGGTTGGACCGGGCGGGCGACGATGACGCTGCGCTGCGACTGGCGGGCGCTGGCGCTGAACCCCGGCGCGGTGGTGACGGTCGCGGACGCGCCGGGGCTGTGGCGGATCGAGGAACGGGAATGGGAGGCGATGGCGGTGCGGCTGGCGCTGCGCCGGGTGCCAGGAGGGGGCGGGATGCTGCCGACCGGGGCGTCTTCGGGTGCGATCGTGCGGCAGGCGGATGCGCCCCACGGCGCGACGACGCTGATGCTGGCCGACCTGCCGCAGATACAGGACGGGGCGGCGAGCGCGCCTTTGCTGGTCGTGGCGGCGAGCGGCGGGGAGGGGTGGCGCAGCGCGGCGCTGTTCGTGATGGGCGAGAGCGGGGAGGCGGTGCCGATCGGGCGCAGCGCGTTGCGGGCGGTGATGGGGACGGCGGACGCCGCGCTGCCCGATGGGAGCGCGACGCTGGTTGATCGGCGGCACGACCTGCTGGTGACGTTGCTGGCGGCGGACATGGACTTGAGCGATGCGGATGAAGCGGGGTTGGCGCAGGGGCGGAACCTGTGCCTGATCGGGCGCGAGCTCGTGCAGTTCGAGACGGCGGTGCGAACCGGACCGGCCAGCTATCGGCTGGGTGGACTGCGCCGGGGGCTGCGCGGCACCGAATGGGCGATGGCCGGGCATGAGGCCGGCGAGCCGTTCCTGCTGATCGAGGAGGAGCGATTGGTTCAGCCGCTGGCGGCGCTGGGCACGGTGGGGGAGGTCGGGGCGACGCTGCGGCTGGCGGCGGTCGGACTGGGCGATGTCGAGCCGGTGGAGGCGGCGATCGCGATCAGCGGCGAGGCGCTGATGCCGCCATCGCCGGTGCACCTGAGGGTGCGGGGGCTGGATGGCGGGCAGGCGTTCGACTGGGTCCGGCGCAGTCGCGCCGGGTGGCGATGGAGCAATGGCGGCGACGTACCGCTGGGCGAGGAGGCGGAGCGTTATCGCGTCGCGGTGATGGACGGGGCGAGCGTGGTGCGCAGCGCGGAGAGCGGGGCGCCGGGCTGGACCTATTCCGCGGCGATGATCGCGGCGGACGGGACGGCGGGGCAGTCGCTGATGGCGGAGGTGCGCCAGTTGGGGACGCTGGCGCAGGGGCGGGCGGCGATGATCGGCTTTATCGCCTGACGCTTTTCACGGATGATCGAGGAGGAGACGAGCATGGACGAAACGCCGCGTTGGGCGTTGCCGCTGCTATTCGCAGGGCAGGCGCAGAAGGAAATCCAGCATAATGAAGCGCTGGTGGTGGTCGATGCGTTGTTGCACGGACGAGTGGAGAGCGCCGACCTGAGCGCGCCGCCGGGTGCGCCGATGGTCGGCCAGTGCTGGATCGTCGCGGCCGGCGCGTCGGGCGACTGGGCGGGGCAGGCGGATACGGTCGCGCTATGGACGGAGGGCGGTTGGCGTTTCGTCGCGCCGCGCGCCGGGCTTCGGGTCGCGGCGGCCGACCGCGATCATGCCCTTTTCTTCGACGGGACACTATGGCGGAGCGATGCGGTGCGTGGCGATGGCGTCTATCTGGACGAAGAACGAGTGGTGGGACCGCGGATGGCGGCTATCGCGGCGCCGAGCGGGGGCGGCGTGATTGACGCTGAGGCGCGCTCTACGCTGATGGACATTCTGGCCGCCTTGCGCACCCACGGCCTGATCGCGACCTAA